TGTCTTCCAAAGGTCGACATAATCCAGGTTCTTAGGGCCAACCAGGGCGCGAACAACGGCTACCTGCAGTTCTAAAGGGAACATGTCGGTAGCAGATGTCAGATCCACCGAGTGCACAGTACAGCCCCTTGCAAGGGCTTCCTGCACTGGTTTGAAGGCTTTCGTTTGGTCATGCGTGCAATCCCAATCAAGGGACCGGGCTACACCATATAGGTAATCTCCAAGAGGCCGCAAAGCTTCCTGGAACACTCGATATGGGGATGCTACGTAACGTAGCTTATAACCGGGCTCTTGAATGAAGGCAATCTTGCCCACTTTAATAGGTTTCTCAGGTAGATACTGTGGTCTAGGACCAACAGGAGCTACCTTGATCCCTTTTAAAAGTGGTTCAAAGATTTCCGGGAACGAACGGCGCAGATCAGTACCTTGAGACCAAGGCCAGAACATTTGGAGTTCATCCAAAATATCTGAATCTTGGCACTTACTCTTTAGAGCATTAAAGATAGGAGCCTTTACAGACTGCCTACCTTTATATGCAACCAAAGGAGTAGGGGCTTTGAATCTTCCCTTCGAAGACCAAAGCTTCTCACGGGTGAACTGAAAAAGGTCAGATGGAAGTGAGCCTAAATCCACACTAGGTGCATTTAGGCCACTCATGAACTTCTCCTTTTGCGAGGAAGAAAGCTCACGTCTAACCCAGTAGGTATACAGATTAAAAACCTGGATACCCCGCCGGAAGTTCTTATCCGTGCGCAATGACCAACGGATGATTGAGCCTACTGGGCCTGCAAACTGACCACGTCGATTCTTCCGAATCCAAGTGGCAGGTTGAAGGCCGGAGCGCAAGCGGATTAGATCTGTCTTCAAACCCTTTAATTTGGAGACTGTCCAATCTAAACCACTACAGCGCACCCACAAAGAGACCTTTTGCAAGAAGGGCTTTATTAGTGGGTTAGGCAGGCCAATAGTCTGAAGTCGCAAGCTCATCTTCCTCTGATCATCTTTTCCAATGATTTCTATCATTGAAATGGACTGGTCCTTTCGGATCGTTCCCTGATCAGAGAAGAGACGATCTTCTCTTTAGGTCCTTCTAGAACCCTTTAGAGGCCGAAAAGGGAAGCCGTCAAGGAAGGGATCATGGTTAACAAGATAGGACTCGACGTTTTCGCGAGGGAATCCATTCCTTTCGAAGTACTCGGGACGCAGTTCTCTCCATTTTGCCATTCGCATGGCATATTGGGATTTCTGCTCCGTTTCTTTACTCTGATCAGCAACAACATGTTCCTCCCTAGGATTAGATACAATCTGAGCGTCTCGGGCAACGGCGTTTTCTGCCTTTGGCGTATTCTGCCTTGCCTTGATCTCCAGTTGGATCTCATCCTTGAGGACTTGTTGTAGCATGATGAGAGCATAGAGTCGGTCCATACCTTCCCAGTCGCTGATGAGGCGATTAGGGAGGAATTGGT